ATATACATAGGTAAAAAAGCATTTACCCATGCTAAAAAAACTAAGTTAAGCAGAAAAGCAAAATTACTTCCAGAAAACAAAGGAAAAAGAGTATCTAGAGGAACCAAAGATAGTGGTTGGAAAGATTATTTTGGAAGTTCAAAAGAATTAACGGCTTTTATAAGTGAAATAGGTAAAGAGAATTTCAGCAGAGAAATATTACAATTTAATATATCAAAAGCTAGAAATACCTATGAAGAGATAAAAGCACAAATAGAGTATAAAGTATTAGAAATACCATCATTTAATAGATGGATTGGAGGAAAAGTATTTAAAAGTCAATTATGATAAACAAAAATTTTATAAGTGCAGATTCTCTGTCTGCAATAAATAGTTACGGAGAAAGATTTGAAATAGGGGATGAAGTAAGACACGATGATAAGGGAGTAGGAGAAGCGGTTATTTCTAAATTTGAACTGGACGTACCAAGTAATGAAGTAAAAGCATTTACAGAAAAAGGTTGGGCCCACATAGATTTTATAACAAAAGTATAATATGAAAAAATATAGATTTTTCTATCATTATTACAAACAAAAAGGAAGAATGTCTGTACATTTTAGAAACTCCTGTACAGTAGTGGATGATATAATATGTAATGTTCCGTGTGAAACAAAGTGGAAACAAACACAGCCTAGATTGATAATGCAGGGATGGGCTAATAATGTAGAAATAAAAGAAAATAAAGCATATATAATATGATAGAAGGAAATAAAATAGGAGTAGAATTAACAGAGAAGGATTATAGAGCTCTTCCTATGCTCTCTAGTTCTGATTTAAGACAGTTTATAACAGACAGGAAGAAGTTCTATAAAGAGAAAGTATTGGGAGAAAAGAGAGAGGAAGAATATAATAAAAGTATTCTTATAGGAAGTATTTGTCATTGTTTGCTATTAGAGCCAGATAACTTTGATAGTAAATATTTATTAAGTACATGTGAAACTCCTCCTACAGGAATGGTTTTGACATTTACGGAGAGTTTATATAGGCAAACCATTGCTTCTATGGATGAAGAAGGGAATGTTACAGCTGATTTTGGAGATATGTTACAAACAGCACATGCAGAAAGTGGTTTTAAAATTAGTTTAGAAGCTGCTGTCAAGAAGTTTAATGAAACAGGACTAGATTATTACAAACAATTAGTAGCAGCTAAATCTCAGGGGCTGGAAATTGTATGTCTGGATGATATAAATATTGCCACAAAAATAGTTAAAATAGTGAAAGAAGACCCATTTGTGGGAGGGTATTTCACAAATACAGATTATTGTGAACTTAAAGCAGAGGGATTTTTAGTGGAAGAAGTGGAAATGAAAATGATGGCTGATAAGATAATAGTAGACCGTGAACATGAAACATTACAACTTGTAGACCCTAAAATTGTGTTTGATAATCAAAACTTCTATAGGGAATACTTCTTGAAGAAAAGAGCTGATATACAGGCATATATTTATTATGAAGGACTTAAAAGTGGGAAAATCGACCTTGGATTTGATTATTCTAAATACCTTGTTCTTCCCCCTATTTTCATTGCTGTAGACTCTGGCTGTTATTATGCTCCAGTACAATACAAAATGACCTTAAAAGGCCTTAAAAACGCTTATGAGGGCTTTGTGGAGAATGGAAGAGAATATAAAGGAGTAAAAGAGATAATGGAGGAGTTGAATTGGGCAAAAGAGACAGGAAATTGGAAGATTACAAAGAAAATATTTGATAACAAAGGAATAGTAGATTTATGATAGAATTAAAAGCTTAACAATTTGATAATATAGAATATTTGGAAATGTGGGAATTTTAGCTTATCTTTGTATTCTAAATTTAAAAGTATGAAAAAAGAGGAATTGACAATATTTTTTGACCCAAGTGAAGATAAAGTACTTGGAGTGTTTGGTGATAATGTGCATGTGGAAACCTATGCAATGAAAGAAGAAGGAGAAGATGTACCCTGTGTTATTATAGTTCCTAAAGAAGAATACCTAAGAATATGGAGTATTTGGATAGACGGTAAAAAGACTATTTGTGAATTTTATGGTCACCATTGTGGTGTAATGGGTTATACTTTTGCAGAAAAATTCAAAGAGGTAAAGCCCATTATACTTAATAAAATGTCCCCTGATTGGGATGATGATATAGAGGATACTTGGCAATTTGTAGAAGTAAAAACAAGAGTTTTTGAAGTAACAAAATTTGAAGACCATTGTGATTTTGAACATGGCTAAAAAATGTGGGATATATACAATAACTAACTTAGTAAATGGAAAAATTTATGTGGGATATACTATTAATTTAAATAGGAGAGAAAAAGAACACATGAATTGCCTTTCAAAAATAAAACATCATAATACTCATCTACAGAATTCTGTAAACAAACATGGATTAGAAAATTTTGTTTTTGAAATACTGGAGGAGTGTGAAGAAAAATTTTTAGCTTCTCAAGAACACTATTGGTGTAATGTATTAAACGTCCATAATAGTAAATATGGATATAATGATAAGCCTACACATCCAGATAATAAAGTTATATTTTCAAAAGAAAACAAAATAAAATATTCACAAAATAGAATTGGTAAAAAATTAAGCCCAGAGCATAGTTATAATGTCGCACAAGGTCAAAGAAATAGAAACAAAAAAGCAATTGTAGTTTTTGATGAAGATTCTAATTTTTTAGGAGAATTTGAATTTTACTTAGATTTTTTAAAAGCTTTTAATATTAAGGAAACTTTGAAAGGTTCTATAAAAAGAGTGCTAGATAAAAAACATTTTATATATAAGAACTATAGAATATTGTATAAATCTGACAGTGAAATTAATTGTTCAAATATAAAAGCTAGATTAGTAGGAAAATATAGTAAAAGTGGAGAATTATTAATAGTATATAAATCACGAACAGATGCTGAATATAAAGAAGGTTTCTATTCTACATATCTGTCTAAATATCTTTTAGACAACAAACAAATAACAGATAAGTACCATTACTACATGTATATAAACAAAATATTACTAGTAGATAATAGATTAATATATAAAAATTAAGCAATATGATAGAGTTAAGAGGTATACACCTTATTTCATCAGAGAGGGAAGAATTACATGAGCTGGCAAATAAATTCATGATTAGTAAGAGTTGGTTTAGCTCTACCCCTTATTTACATTATGAAATTGTCTATCCCCTACGTCTGGTAGAGATAGAGAAATATTTAAATAAAAAGAAATGAGTTTAGGTGGAGATATAATGGAGGAAATGTATAATAAACAAGTACAGGAATTTCTTGTAATTTTACAGGAAGCCTCTAAATCAGAAAGTAAAGAAGGAGAAGAGGCTTTATATTGGCTTGAGAAATATAAAAAACATTTTAAAAACTTTGGTATATATGGAGAATAAATATTTCACTCCCTCTATAGAGGATATAAGAATTGGGTATGAATGTGAGGCACATCTTCTTATAATAGAAAGAGTGGATAAATGGATACCTATAAAATTTAAAGGTGTATGTGAAGATGTAAGAAAATATCATTCACAAGGAGTTTATAGGACCCTCTATTTAACAAAAGAACAAATAGAAGAAGAAGGTTGGGAGTTTAAACAAACAAATAAGATTAGAGATTGGTATGAGATAGAGTCTCCTGAAGATGGCGGTAATTGGTACGGTTATTATATATACAAAGCCCAGTTGATATATGATGAAGAAATGAAATTGATGAAAATCTCTTTCTGCTTTGATTGTACAACCTGGGAAACAGTATTTGAAGGAGAATGTAAATGCATTAACACATTAAGAAGTGTTATGAGATTGTTGAGAATGAAAATTAAAAAATGACCCCATATATAAGGACATTTAGTGCTACAGACATGTTTATTGTTCCCCTTCTGAACATAGGAAGGGAGAATTTAATAAAGGCAGGGTTTGTAAGTGCTTTTATGAAGGATGAATTAAGAGAAATTGAATATGAGAGAGCAGTATATCTGCTGTTTAAGCCTTTTAAAATAGAGGACTTCAATCTATTTGTAGAGGACCAGAGAGAAAGTAATATGCCTATAATAGATGAATTTGACCATAATGGCTATGTTGTATTAGTGTATAAGCTCCCTAAAAAGTTTGAGGGAGATTATGAGAAAATACTTCAGGGAAAGTTCTCTGAAACTAGCAAGGAGTATCAAAAATCCTTTCCTATGTATTATAAAATAGGGGAAGACGACCATATGTTATTACAGCATATGATATTTTCTAAGAATGAAAAGCTGAAGGAGTATTGGAAAAAAGAACTGGATTTAACTATTACAAATTCAGACCAACATTGGCATTTTTACGAGGAGAGAGAAGTATTGAATGAAGAATCATTAAAAAGAATAAGTAAAATATGATAGATTTAAAAGAATTTCCTAAGAGTAAAAAACTCTTACAGGAATTTGGAAAGAAAAACCTCTTGGCTTTCCAGAAGAATATAATGAAAGAGGCTCCTGTAGAAGGGCTGGAAATCCCTGAAATATCAGATGAGATGGCAGAGAGTTATGCAAATGCTTTGTTAACAACACAGCCTAGAATTTTGTATGATTTCTTTGATGAGAATGAATTATATATTTCTGTTATAAGAAATGCAGATAATTGGTCCGCTGATGTAGAAGGAACTGATGAAACAGGTCTGTATAATACAAGAATTGAGGCAGAATTTGCTTTATTTAAAATTGCATTTAAACTATTAGAAGAAAAATTATGACAGAACAAGGATTAAGGTATAATACAGGAAAGCTGAGGTATGACCTCTTACATCCTGTAGCACAAAAAGGGATAGTGGAGGTGTTGAGTTTTGGGGCAAATAAGTATGAACCAAGGAATTGGGAGAAGGGGTTGTCTTGGACTTCTACCATTGCTTCTATGAAGAGGCATTTGGCAGCTATAGAAAGGGGCGAAGATTTTGACATTGAAAGTGGGCTGAAACACATAGACCACGTACAATGCAATGCACATTTCTTATCAGCATATTATAAAATAGCTCCACAATTTGATGACCGTCCTCATTCTTATTTATCAGATAAGAAAATTGGTTTGGATATTGATGAGGTGTTATGTAATTGGCTAGGAGCATGGAGGAAGTTATATAATATAGAGAAAGAACCTACTTCTTGGTATTTTGATAGAAATATTGTAAAGAGGTTTGATGAGATGAGAGAAGCTGGTACATTAGACCCATTTTATGCAGAATTGGAACCTCTTATTACACCAGAGGATATTCCATTTGAACCCCATTGCTACATTACTAGTCGTCCATGTACTTTGGAAACAACAGTAACATGGCTGGATAGGCATAATTTTCCTACTAAACCAGTATTTTGTGTTGGTAGTGGAAAGAGTAAAGTGGAGGTGGCAAAAGAATCTGGAATTGACATATTTGTGGACGATGCATTCCCTAATTTTCAAGCATTAAATAAAGCTGGAATATGTACATATTTATTTGATAGACCACATAATCATAGATATGACGTGGGACATAAGAGGATTTACAGTTTAAAAGACCTATTATAATGTATGTAAAAACACCTCTTATTATTAAAGAAACTTTAGGACAAGAAGTGTATGATATGTTTGAAGAATATAGAAAGCAATATGCTTTCTCTATTTCTAACAGAGCTATACATATATGGACTAGTACAGAAGGTGAAAGATTAATTAACGAAGCAATTTTAGAAGAATGGAAAAGCCAAAAAGGGAATATAAAGGAGATATAAAATATAATATAAGTTTAAATGAGGAACAAGCTGAAGCTAAAAGACTAATTAGAGATAATCAAATAGTAGTTATTACAGGAAGAGCTGGTTGTGGTAAATCTCTTGTTAGTGCTCAAGTAGCGTTAGATTTTCTATTTAAAAAGGAGGTAAAAAACATTCTTTGCACAAGGTCTCTAATAGAGGTGGGAAAAACTATGGGCTTCTTGCCAGGAGGTATAAATGAAAAGTTCAATCCCTATTTAGAGGCATTTATGGAGAATTTGTATAAATGCTATGATAAAGTTAAGATAGATGAACTTGTACATGAAGAAAAGATTAAAGCTCTTCCAATACAATTTATTCGTGGCAAAACAATAGATGATATATTGATTGGAGAAGAAATACAAAATACTACAAAAGGAGAGATTTTAGCTCTTTTAACAAGACTTGGTAAAGGAGGAAGAATGGTTTTTAATGGAGATTTGGAACAGAGAGATATTAACACAAATGATAATGGACTTTCTTATCTTATAACCCTTTCTAAACACATACCAGAGATTAAGTGGATAAAATTAAAACATAATCATAGAAGTGATTTAGTGGGTAAAATATTAGACTGGGAGTATGGAAAATAAATACTATTATACTACTAATGGACATAAATTAGGGATTCCCACCCTCTCTTTCACCAGAGTGTTTGGACATAAGAATTTTTTAGAATTTTATACATTAGAATGGTTTTCAGATAAGGAACAAAAATATTGGCCACAAACAAGTAGCTTGTATATAAATAAAAATAAATTAAAATATGACAACAGGAACAGTGAGTTTAAGTTTGGCGGATGTAGACCAACTTAGAGACTCTATAAAGAATGGAGAAACAAAGATTAAAGAATTAGAAGGACTTCTTGCAGAAGTGAAGGCGGATAAGAGGGTGATGAAAGTTACTAATAATAGTTGTAAGATAAATCCCAGAGATTTGCCTTATTCAATAGATGTACAAAAACTAGAATGGTTAATGAGAAACGGTAGGAGTGGCAATAAGTTTGAGCTTATTAAAGAATGTGTAACATTTCTCCCAATGAATATTAAGGACCAAGAACCTAAAACAGAATATGTTAATTTTGAAGATGTTAAAGGACAAATTAGGGAGGAACTTGATAAGCAATACAATGAGGAAATTGGAGAACTGAGGCAGAAAGAGAAACAACAAATACAAAAAATAGCTGAATTAAAGGCTCAATTTGAAGAAGAGGGAGTACAAGAACAGCAATTATTTGAAAAAGAAAGGAAGCAATTTAGAGAAGCAATAGCTGAATGGGAGAAGAAATATACAGACCTCAGAGATGACCGAGATACAAGAACAGAAATTCAAAAGTTAGAGGATAAAATAAACGAATATAAAGAACTTTTAATACAAGAACAGAAGAAATCCTGGTTCCAAAAATTATTAGGAAAATAACAAATTCCTCTTGGAAATGTGAAAAGAATGGAGTACCTTTGTGCTCCATTTTTTAATTATATAAACAAAACAAACAAATGCAAAAAGGAAAGAAATTCTTATCGGACTTGAAATTACATTCAGATTATTTAAAATGGATTGATGGAGAAGAAAGATATGAAACATGGGATGATGCCTGTGAATCCATAATAGATGGACACAGAAAAAAATATAAAGGGCTTAAAATAGGAAAATATCTTGACGAAGCTCTTGGAGGGATTAAAGAAAAGCTTGTATTGGCAAGTCAGAGGAATTTACAATATCGCTATCCTCAAGTAATGAAGCATAATGCTAGAATGTATAATTGTGTAGGAAGTTTATTCAATAAGAATGAATGGTTTCAGAAGTACTTCTATGTACTATTATGTGGTTGTGGACTAGATTTCTCTGTAAGAAGAAAGTTTATTAAACAACTTTCTAATATACAGAAAAGAAATCTTGGCACTAAAACTTATTTAATAGAAGATTCTATAGAGGGTTGGGCAGATGCTGCTGGTGTGTTAATGTCTTCATATCTCATTGACAATCAGCCATTTCCAGAATATGCTGGGTATGAGATAAAGTTTGATTTCTCTTTAATCAGAGAAAAAGGAGCTTATATATCAGGAGGATTTAGAGCTCCTGGGCCTGAAGGTTTAAAACAAAGCTTAGAAAGAATAGAGAAGCTTATAGAAACTTGGCTTGTAAAAGAAGGAGGAGAAATACGTGGTATTTTAGCTTATGATATTATAATGCATCTTGCGGATGCTGTATTATCTGGTGGTGTGAGAAGAAGTGCCTGCTCCGTAATCATGGATGATGGAGATGAGGAGATGATAGGGGCTAAATTAGGAAATTGGAGACAAGAAAATCCACAAAGAGCTAGAAGTAATAATGCAATAGGACTTCTAAGAAATGAATTTTCTAAAGAGAGAATGGAGGAAATTGTAGGAATGAATCAAGGAGATAATGAAATTTCCTTCATTCTTGTAAATGATGAAGAAGAGGTATCAAATCCATGTCGTGAAATAACATTTCGTCCTGTATTAGAAGATGAAAGAACTGGTTTACAAATGTGTAATTTAACAGAAATTAATGCTTCTTTATGTAAAAACAAAGAGGAATTCCTAAGAGCTTGTAAAATTGGAGCCATTCTTGGTACATTACAAGCTGGGTATACAGATTTCCCTTATTTAGGAAAGGATACAGAGGATGTTATTAGAAGAGAAGCACTTCTAGGGGTTAGTATTACAGGGTGGATGAATATGCCTTGGTTATTTGATGCAGAGTTATTACAAGAAGGAGCTAAATTAATCATTTCTACTAATGAAGAGTTGGCTAAAATACTTGGAATTAATCCTGCTGCCAGATGTACAACAGTTAAACCCAGCGGCAATGCAAGTGTCATTTTAGGAACTGCATCAGGAATTCATGCAGACCATTCTCTAAAGCATTTTAGGGTTATGCAGCTTAATAAAGAGGCTGATAGTGCTAAATATTTAGAAGAGAATCAACCCTGGCTTCTTGAAGAAAGTGTCTGGAGTGCTACTAATAGTGATTGGGTAGTGTTTATTCCTATAGAAAATGAAGAAGGAGGTTTATTTAAAGACCAAATAAAAGGAGTGAAGCATCTTGAATACATCAAATTAGTTCAGGAGAATTGGGTAGATGCAGGTACAAATGTACAGCATTGCCTTAAACCTTGGCTAAGGCATTCTGTGTCTTGTACAGTGATTGTAGATGACCAAACAGCTATTACAAATTATATATTTGAACATCAAGATAATTTTAAAGCTGTAAGCTTTCTTTCAGATTATGGAGATAAGGATTTCAACCAAGCTCCTTTTACTTCTGTAAAAGATATGAAGGAAATGACTGAAGAATATGGAGATGGAGCATTACTAGCTTCTGGTCTTGTTGTAGATGGTTTACATGCATTTAATAACAATCTTTGGGAAGCTTGTGATAGTATTTTGATAAGAGACATTAAATTACAGGGTACTAGAGTAGAAGTAATGCTTAAAAAGGATTGGCTTAGAAGAGCTAAGAAATTTGCTAAAAATTATTTTAAAGGAGATATGAAAAAGCTTGTATATTGTTTAAAAGATATACATTTATTTCATAAATGGAAAACAATCAATAGACAATTTAAAGAAGTGGATTTTTCTAAAATTCTTAAAAAGCCTGAGTTTAAAGAAGTGGGAGAGTATGCTTCTATGGCTTGTTCAGGAGGCTCTAGTTGTGAAATAGTAAGAATTTAACAATAAAAATTTGGAAAATGTGAGAATTAGTTGTATATTGCAGTATGAATTATGCAGAACAACTTTTTGAGAGGAAAATGAAAGAATGTGGAAGAAAGGTGATTATATCAACAAAAGAACAAAACATATACGAACATATAGACTTCATAGTAGACGGTATATCCTACGATGTTAAGGCAGAGAAAAAGAAAAATAGAGGTGATAATGAGACCTCTCAAAATATAATATGGTTGGAGATGAAAAATGTTTTAGGAAATAAAGGGTGGCTTTGTTCTAATGTAGATATGATTGCCTTTCAATATGGGGAGAATTTTAATATATTTGATAGACAGGAACTATTGATTTTTATCAGAGAGTTTGTTGGACATGGAGAGGTATTTAGACTTCCTAGATATAGGCAATTATACAGAAGGTATGGAAGAAAGGATTTGATTACTTATGTTTATTTAAAGGACATAATACATTTATTAAAAGAAAAAATTTAATGGCAAAAGAAAAAGAAACAAGGTCCTCATTTGAGGAGGTTATGGACAGCTTAAACAAAACCTATGGAAAAGGGAGTGTTATTGAGATGAATCAAAAAGTAGAGGAAGAGTATGATGTAGTGAGTACAGGAAGTATTTCATTTGACAATTCCTTAGGAATAGGTGGTTGGCTAAGGGGGAAACTTTATGAATTAAAAGGTTGGGAAGGTACAGGTAAAACCACTATATGTGGAAAAGCTGCTGCTGGTTTTCAGAAAAAGTACCTAGATAAGAAAGTGGTATATATAGATGGAGAACATGCTATAGACAAAAACTATTTAGCCACTCTAGGAGTAGACGTAGACAAACTTGTTATCTGCCAACCTGATTATGGAGAAATGGGATATAATGTAGCTGAAAAACTTATAGCTTCTGGTGAAGTAAGTCTAGTAATAATTGATAGTAATACCTCTCTTATTCCTAAGAAAGTGGTAGATGGAGAAGCTGGAGATAATGCTTTAGGACTACAAGCCAGACTAAATAGTCAAATGTGGCCTAAAATTAAGAATAAATTGATTAAAGGAGGGACATGTGTTATTGCTGTTAATCAATTTAGGGAAAAGATTGGGGTGATGTTTGGAAGTCCTGTTACAACAAATGGTGGACATGCCTTAAAATTCTATTCAGATGTAATCATAGAAGTGTCTAAGACAGTGGACAAAGAAGGAATGGGTAATCTTACAAAGATTAAGGTGACAAAGAATAAAATGGCTCCGCCCTTTGTAGAAGGAAGCTTCTTCGTAGAATGGGGAGTTGGGATTGATGTAATAAGGGAGCTCATAGACCTTGGGAATGAATGGGGAATTATTAAAAAATGGGGGAGTCAAATCACCTTATTAGATAATGGAGCTGGTGGAGAGACCAAATACACCCTAACAGAATTTGAAGAATTACTGAGGGATAATGAAGAATTTTATCAAGATTTAAAAACAAAAATTCTTTCTAAAATGAAAGGAGAAACTAAAGAAGAAAAAAATGGAGAAGTTTAATGAATATGGTGAGTTTGTAAAGAGTATGAAAGTATACCCTGAAAAGTATGCAATCATCTATCCAGCAATGGGATTATGTGGAGAAGCTGGAGAAATAGCTGAGAAAGTGAAAAAACAAGTTATGCGTGGTGATAAAGAGCTTGATAAGGAGAGTTTGTTGAAAGAACTTGGAGACCCTTTATGGTATATTACAAGTATGGCTGATGATTTAGGGTATACATTACAAGACGTAATAGATGCTAATGTAGAAAAATTAACCTCTAGAAAAGATAGGGGAGTATTAAAAGGAAGTGGGGATGAAAGATAAAAAAGAAATACTTCTAGAAGTTCTTTATAGACACAACAAAGGAAATGAAATAGAGAAATTAGAAAGTGGAGATTATAAAGAAGAAGTAGAAATTATATATGAAGCTATGGAAGAATATGCTTCACAACCATTTGAGGCTAATATTAAATATGTAAAAAAAGAAGAACTATGAGAATATTAAAATACATATTTAATCATGAGATTTGGAGGAGATGTATTTGTGGAGCTTTTTATGATTTAAGAATGGAAAGTTATTGTAAAAATTGTAAACGAGAATTATGAGTTTAGCAGAGGCATATATAAAAAATCTTTCTAAATTTCCTATATGGGAATTAGAAAAGTTTTCTGGACAATGGATTAATACTCCACACCCAGATAGAAATAACATATTAACATCTTTAATAGGTGAAAAATTAAATAGATATGAAGAAGAATATTGATTATTATGAGGGAGACCCAGGAGATGAGCAGGAGAAAATACCTTTAGGGGCTTTTGAACTTGCAGAGTTGATTGAACAGAGGATAGAAAGTAAAGGAAACAAAGGGTGGAAAAAAGAGGTAAATAGTTTGATAGATGAATACAACGAAAGGTTTGGAAGAACATACGCAAGGGTATAAACTTTCAAGAAAGGAAATAATAGATAAATATAGATGGAGGGAGGGGTTAATTCCCCTCTCCCTTTCTAAACATGCCAAAAGAAGAGTAGAAGAAAGAGTGGATGGGGAATTTCCTATAGTTCCTACAATGGTGAGGATTACAGAGAAGAATATATGTTCTGGAAGAAGTGATAATGGAAAGAAACTGTCTTCTGTGAAGATTAGATTGGATTACAAGAATGATAAATGGATGTATTTAGTGATATGCCCTAATTCAGGGGTGGTTAAAACTCTATACATAAATTATAAAGATGCTAAAAAGAACGCCTTTACGAAGGGGCAAGTCATTGAGACGTGTTGCGAAGAAGGAGACACCAATACAGGAGAAACCTCCTTCAAGGATGTGGGAATTCTTTCAGAGTTTGTGGCAGAAGCTCCCAGAAAAGAAACATTGCTGGAGCTGTGGGTGTGCTATATATGGAGAGAACTCCTCTCTTTATTGGGACCATCTACTAGAAAAAGGACTGGAGAGGTATAAACATTTAGCATACGAAGAGAGAAATATGTTCTTCTGTTGTGGAGAATGCCACACAAAAAAGGGAAACGGCTTTCCAACAGAGAAACATCAAGAAGCAATAAACAAAGCAAAACAAGAATTATTATGAAACAACCAGTGAAGAGAAAAAAACTCATTAAATACATTAGGAAATTAGCAGCAATGCTTCCAGAGAAAACCTACCAAGCAGCACATAGACTTGGAGCCCCTGTATTTACAGATGCAGAAGGTAATATGTACACAGAAGAAATGGAAAAAGATGGAGTCCCTAGAAGAGCTGTTTGGAGATATATAGGAGAACACCCTATTTCTCACAAACGTAGAATGCTTAAAATGTGGGACCATTTCCATGACATAAGAGCTTTAGCTGCTTATATGGAAGCTGTAGGGGGTATTACATTGTCAGGAGAGAATGTAGAGGAAGTGAAGGAAAGAATTAAACAACAACAAAAGCAGGAACCAGCTATATAGGTTTATATAAATATGAATGTACAAATTGCAGGACACACTTATGAATTAATTAATTTTAATAATAAGGAGAGTTTCCAAACTTTACAATTTATCCACAAAGAACCTAAAGAGGAAGGCTCTACAGAGTTAGTAACAATTTCAGATGGAACAACTAATGAGGAGCTTCTGGAAGTATTAATTGATAGGATGAATTTTCTACAGTCAAAATTTCCATGCAGAGAAAATGCTTTAGTAATTACTAAATTAGAAGAAAGTCTGATGTGGTTAAATAAAAGAACATCTGACCGATTAAAAAGAAATGTAGAAGGACAACATAAAATTTAAAAATATGGAATTTAAACAATATAAAAGAAAAGGACTATCTGAAATGGTAGAATGGAAGGATGTTCCTGATGGAGATAGGGGATTGGCTAGTATATCTACTTCAGACCAAGAATTAAGGGACAATAATCCAGAAGAATTTGAACAAGGATATTTAGCTCGTAACCCTAAAAATCATAATGATACTTGGTATGTAGCTAAAAAATATTTTGATGAGAATTTAGAACCAGCTTAAAAAGAAAAGCCCCTAGTAATTAAACTGGGGGCTTTTTTTGTGTTGAGGTATGGAATTATTTTGTTTCTTCTGTTTTAGGGGCTTCTTTTATAAGGCCCTGATTTACTCCTTCTGCAATTATGCCATCTACA